CCGGCACCATCGCCGGAGAGTACAATTTAATGATCTCATCAAAATCAGGGGTATCGTATCGGCTTTCCCATTCGGCTTTAAATTTTCCCATCGCTTCTTTTGCTATCTGGTCGACCCGCTGTCTTGATACCCCTTCGGTCTTGGCTATTTCATCCAGTGTCATATCAAAATAATCGTCATCAAACTTTTTCGGCAATATCCCTGCTTTGGCCCTGGCCCTTACGTCCACCGCGTGTCTCTTTTTCCACCATCGCTTGTGGGCCATTTTTAAGGAATGCTTGGCGCAATCGGGACAATATTTTGTACGCACCGGCAACCCTACTGATAATGGTATATTGCAATTCGAGCATCGTTTGGTGGCTTTTTTACGGGTCATATCATTTAATTGTCAAAATCTCCGATGCAAATTATCTGGTTATGTATGATTATTACAATTGAAATTATTAGGATAAACACCCCGTTAAATGGTGTCAGTTTTATCCAGTCCGGGAATTCGTTTTCGGGTCGGTGGAATTGCATTATTTAATCCCTTCCTGCCACTTCAAAAACGGCCCCCATGCCGGATGATTTTCGCCTGCCGGTTGCCTTTTCATAAAGTCGCCATTTTTCTTTAAGAAATCCGGGCCGTATACTGCTGGGTTATACTGCCACCGCCACAACTTGCCATTTCTATCCTTGCCCTGGCCGACGTACAGTGCGTGTGAGCAATCGGGACAATAAATTGGATACTCACTACACTCTTTGCCCGTTAGTGCCGCTCTTGCGCTTGTGCATTGGTCTGGTTTCATAGTTTGGGTAACTCCTGTTTTGACAACCACCGTAAAACATCTTTTTGGTCTCCCTCGTAAGATACCCTCCCCCCAAATATTTTCATCACCTGAATGCCGAACTCGTTTCCAGCAAGCCCCATCCTGACGACCTTGTAGCAAAGATAAGCTGCGGCAAGCCACGCACCCGCGATAAACAATCCCTCAAAAAATTCAAGGCAAAGCCAAACAATAGCAAACCATCGCATATCGCCACCTAACCCCTGTACCGTTTCCAAAATCAGTTTTAGTTCTTCCATATTGTCCTCCTTTTTGGTTTCATTTTTCAACCCCAAATATATCCTTCAGAAAATCAGGAACGCTTGACCTAGCCCCCGCGTTCGCTTTTGTTTTATTCGCCATATCGGACGCTATGCGTTTCGTATCGCAATTAGGACATAAGTGTTTAATGCCTATCAATAGTTTAGCGTCCCGGATCTTGCCTAAATTGCGATTACAGGCGACACAGTATATTTTGCGATCAGTCACGGGGCCAAACTATAGCCGGAATGGTATATCCACATCGCTTACAAACGTGCTTTCCAGCCATACCTCTATCGTCCATGCTCTTAAATTTATGGAACCCAAATAAACATAAAATATGTTTCATAGTTACCCTCCTGTTGTCGATAAAGTGCGGATTGCAAAGCCGATTACGTTCAGTTGGTTATGTGTGGATTCCATCCAACTCTTATACAAACCCTTCACCACAAGGGCGTAATGTTCTTGCAATCCGCGCTATACCAATATTTGTTTTCGTTTCCACTTTCCACAAACCCTCAACCCAACCGGCAAGCTCCCATCCTCTTTTATCCATCCGGCGGGGTTCGGGAAATGCTGTTTATGATAATTGCAATACGCACCGCCTGGGATCTTGATTTCGTAGTGGTGGCAGTTTGAGCACTTTTTTTCTATTGGGCGGATTAGTGGGGCCAATTTTAATTAATTTCAAGACCTTCAAGCCTATATTCATAGGTCCAGTTTAGTTGATTTGCCAAGTCAGAATTATCGGTTTGAAAATAGTACGCCTTGCCGTGCGTTCCATCTTCTCTGATGTTCGTTATCGTTACAATCTCACCGTTGAATTCTGGATAGTCTTCTAATCCGACCAACCTTACCTTTTGGTCGGGTTTAAATTTGTGTCCATTGCTTTCACTGGCAAGGTGTTCTGATGATACACATGTTCCACCGGTAGCTTTTTCAATTTCTGCTATTACCCCTGCGTTATCTTTACCTTGAAACGAAAATTGCATAATAACCCCCTTTTATTTGTCGAACCAATCATCGGTCAACATTTTAGCCGTTACGTAAAGCAAATAAGGTATACCCCAAACGGGAAGTGTGATTGCCACTATGGTATTTAGAACTACCCTCAAAACGGTATCCCATCCTCTTCAGTTGCCGGATCGTTACTTACCGACCCAATAATATCAACCCATTCTCGTAATTGGTCATCCTTGCCATCCGACGGTTTTTTGCCCTTAAACATTTTAAGATATTTTTGGGCATCCGCTTTCTTGAATTTCTGGATCCGGTTGAGCAGGTCCCCTCGGTTCATGCCATCACTTGGCCTTGGCTCGGTTTGGGTCTCGCCGGTATCGGTATCGGTCGTCGGTTCTTCTTTGCCGCTGGGCACCATAGCCATGTCATCGTTTGGATCTAATGGCTCTGTGTCGGGCGGCGGACCCGACGGAAATCCATCTGATGCAATAGTCGTATCCGGTTTAGTTTTTTCCGTTGTACCTTCAGTAGCTTTTTCCGCTTCCTGTTCGGCGACCTTTTCAAGCTGGATTTCAATCTCTTTTTGTTGCGCCTGCCATTTGACCCATAGCTCACGAACCTCTTTTTCTCGACCCGGTGCGTTCTGAAGCGCCTCTTCAACGCTTGTCTTTGCGTGTTCAGCCGCCTCTTTAATAAAAACCATAAAGTTAGGGTCTTTCAGTTCATCCGAAAATACGACTTTTGGGTCGACCGTACTTTCCATAATCGGAATATCAAAATCACTCATTGCCTGCTCCGGGTAGAATTCGTCAACCACATCTTCGTCTACAATATCGGTGGCGGTTGCCGTGATCCGCTTGACCTCTTGTTCGATATTGCCCATCCGCTGATTGTGCTTTTCCTGTTGCAAGGCTTTTTGATACCCCAGCTCCTGCAGGCTTTCGGAACTGCCCTTGTATTCCAAACTCACCACCTGTACCGTCTGCACCTTATTATCAGCCGGCGACACAACCGTTTTAGGACTGATCTTCATCCGTAATGGAATACCGGCTAATGGCCCACCTGTAACCTTTTTAATGAGCGCCAGGCTACCCAGAACCCCCATGATCGTATTGTATGATGTTGTCCTGAACTTCCAAACACCCCCGACCACTTCAACACCATCGATGATAACCGATAGCGCCCCGTTCATTTTGCATTTATCCTTGCCCTTATAATCCGGGGTTTGCCGTTCGCATGGGCACTTAGTCTCCTCTTTAAGACCACCATCTGGGTGTATCCGAACAGCTCTTTCACCGTCACCGGTACACCATTGCTGGCGGCCTTTATAGCAGGCATATCGGGTCGCTATGTTGCTTTCGATGTCATCATACAGCAACCGGACTGCTATCTCTTTGGGAGTCGGGCCGTAGAGTTTATGGATCTCACGGTCAACAATAAAGTTATTGTCTGCCCCTTTTTCCATGCCGACTATCCGAAAGTGATCCAGTTTTTTGGGCAACTGATAGTCGTTTCCCCTGGCTGATTTCGCTGATTCGCCTTTTATGCCGATCTTGATTTTGCCCCGTTCGGCTAGTGTCGGGTTAAGGTTTTTGATCATCATGTTTTAGTCCCTCCGTTTATTGTTATTTTTAATTAAGAAAAATGGTGGACCGGATTTTCGCCGATACGGTATTACCGATCATTTAGGTTTGCTCCACACAAGCCTTGTGCATGGGATCTCTAAATTCAGGGTTCCAGTTCGGACACCCCCGCTTCTCGGAACTATCCTACTCGCGATTTTTACGCCCGGAGACTTTGGGGCGCGGGTATGTTACCGCCATACCGCCACCATAATTGATTTCAATTTTGCCTCAATTGGTATTTAATGTATTTTATCCATCTTGAATTTGGCCTTGTCTTTTCAAGGTAGTTCAAGCGTTTTTTTAATTGAAATTTTGTTAAACCTTCGATCATCATGATTTTTGTTCCCCCTTTTTATTTAATAATCGCCACAAAATGCAACTTGCCGAATACGCTAATCTGTCAAGTTCGCTATCATCTGTAGACTCTAAAAAGTGCCTGAAACTTGGTTCGGCATAACCCTTTAACGATATGTCCTTCCATAGCTTACTAATAGCTTTTCCAGTCTCAACGCTATTGAAATCACACATTTCAAACCAACTCCCAAGTCAAAGCCAACCGATTGCCAATATTGCATTTTCGCATCGGGCCTCTTTTCACGTCCCATAGTTCTTCAATTTCAGGCAACCGGCGACCCAACACATACCGATTAATCCCGGTGATCGCACATAATTCCTTTGAAGTATGATTCGGATATTTCCTGACCGCCTGAAATACGACTTCTTGTTGTCTGTTTCGTAGGCCGTTCCCGTTGATTTCCTTTTCCGCTTGCTTGCTGCTTAGCGGATCGGTCCGTCTTGATACTTGCATTTCCGGCCTCCTTTAATCTTTGCGTTCTACGGTTAGACAGAGGGCACTATTGCCATCGCGGACAAGATTCCATCTGAGATAGTTTTCTTCTAAATAGAATGCTATCCCATCGTACTCACCCCCTATTCGAACGGCCAGAAAAGACCTGCTATTAAAACCGGCTGCCTCTGCTTCTTGGTTTGTGCAAATGTAGCCGCCGTTTGTTAGTTGTATCAGGTCGAATGATTTTTTATTCTCAAACGCCCCCGGAAACCCCGCCTTGAGCGCTTCCTTTGCCTCCGGGCATTTCTCCACCATTGCCAATATCGCTTCTTTTGTAACTTCGAATTTTTCTGACATTTTAATCCCCCTTTTTATGGATTATGATTTCCAAAAGATCATCCGCCGTTATTATCCAAGAAATTATAAATTCATCCGATCTTAAAAATCCTTCAAGCATATGAGTTAAACCCACTTTTGTAATGGTGCATGGTGACAATTCAGCCGGATTTGAATCCACTTATTTTCCCTCCAATACCTTCAAACAAAGTTTATGTTGCCTCGAAAACTTAACCCCCGGCCTCAAATCCCTATCGGACCGAAACCGGGCCAACTTCCAATAGTTTTTACGGAACCAGCGCCTTGCTGTTTTTGGTTTGATTGTTTTCATTAGCGTTTTGGCTCTGGCCTGCCCTCCGGGGTATATGGTGAAGGTCCACCATCATCCTTATTGCCGTTCTTATATTTCCCCTTCTTGACAACTTTAAGCTGTGGTTCATCGAAAGCCTTATCTTCTGGCAGTTTACCGTCTTTGTCCACCTTTGGCTGAACGGAAATTCTCCGGCAACCATTTAGGAATTCATATCCCGCAACAGCAATTCCCGTAAAACCTGAAATTGTATCTATCACTTCTTGCCCTAATTTAATCTTACTCATAATAATGTCTCCCTGTTTTTTTTTGGTTTGATTGTTTTAGTCATCGGTCATTCTCCACAATTATCACACTATGCTTAACCTTATGCCTCTTAACGATCCTACCATCCGGTGCTTTTACCCACACGGTTTTATGGTTGCATTTTACTATTTCACCGGTATGGCGCTTGCCTTTTATTGTGTAGGTTGCTTGCATTTATGCCATCCCCTCTATATCAGTAAAGTATGGTGTCCTGCTTATAGCTATCCTTCCAATTTTTAAAAACCTCTTGATTGTATTGACAAAGGCTTCTTCATCTTTAAGGTGCAAGGTCTCGCCCCCCATTGTGAGAATAAAGCTGTTTTGAATCAAGTCCATACAGGTGATAACCAGTGTAAAGGGAAAGGGGAATTCGTTTATATAACCGTCCCTTTCTATCCCATACTTTAATAAATCTAAATCCAAGGGTGCTATACGGAAATTACCCTGAACTCCGCCCTTGACCTGCTGTTCAACTGGATTTGATTTTATGTTGTGGGTAAGGCGCTCGTTTGTCATTGGCCCATTGCCGTGACGAGTCTGATATGCCCTTGTGACCAAATATACATATGGATCATAACCCATAGACAATATGTTTTTTGTTCCGGTATTAGACCTTGTGACATGAGGGAAAAATCCAATATTCTGATCTAATAGTAATCCCTGAGAGCCCTCAAAAATATAATTGCTGTAGTCATTATCAAGGCTAAAATTCGGAACACCATTTGTTATTTTGATATTTTTTGAATCTCTCAGTTCTACGGCAGCCTTCATAAAATCGAAAACCGACGCCCCAAGCGTTAAATGCTTATAATAACAATCCTTTATGAGACCCAACTTAATACTAAAAACAGACTTGCTAAAAATGTCAGAAAATAATAGCGAATATCTATCCTCTTCCCTTTGAATCGTTTGACCGAAGCCGACTCCACAACTACCATGCTTATTCTGATTGTTTATAGTTATGTTTTCGGTTTTATCAAAAGGTGTGGTTACCGGACATTTACCATCGACATAAAGCATTGGATTTATTCCTTTGCTTTTTAATACCGCTAATTCGGTCATAATTCCTACGGGATCTACAGTGCAATATGGTGACCAATAGGTATCGACGCCCTGTAGTGTTCCGCTCCCAAAGTTAGCAAATACATGGCTCAACTTGTCATTAATCACAACGTGGTGACCAGCTTGGTGGCCACCACTAAACCTGATAACCAACGGGTTTTCGAGGCAAGAGCAAAGATAGCTTACCACTTTGCCCTTGCCCTCATCACCAAACGAAGCTCCAATGACCGCAATAGAGTTAATTTTTATACCCCCACTTAAAGTTCCCTGTTTTATGTACCCTCCCCTTTAAACAATCTCCTATATTAGAAGCATGTAATCCCAATTCTTTTGCAGCGACAGAAGCTCCTTGCCACTCCTTAACAAATTCTCCATCTATGGTATATTGAAGTATGGGAATCCAATTGGCCTCCCTGAGAAGCTGTTTGGCCTTTTCAGTGGTATGTAGCCCCTTACTTGGATGTCCATGCTTGGCATAATAAACTTTGAGTCCTTTTGAAATTTTATCTTTTACTGCTTGCGAGCGTTGTTTGCCGTATAGATGATGAAATTTCCCACTCTGCTTCAAAGACCGTTTAGCCAACGCCTCTTTTGTGGGCTTAATCCCGATATGCGCCCTGCTCATATTTTTTCGTGATTGCGCTGTATGCTTCATTCCCAATGGGCTTTCTGCTGTGGGACTACAATTAAACGTCGGAAGCAATTTATCCATCCAAAACTGTTCTCTTTCTATGAGTCTGTCTTTACGCTTTACTCGTTCAATAATTTCAAATTCAAATGCCCCCTTTCCGTATTTATTCCATGAGTTTTGAAGAACTGGGCTATGGTGTTTGTTTTGTCTAAGCTTATGAGTGTGAAGATATTTTCGATTCTCGAAATTTACTGTCGAACCGATATAAAACTTCCCATTTATTGTATTTACTATTTTGTATATAACACTCATTTTATAGCATTTCTTCTGTTTCAACCGGGTCTGCCACTCTATGTTCCGTATGAACAATATCTCCTTCAACCTGGCTTCTATTCCCAATGACAGTATCCGATATGATCTTGGCCACATCCTCTTTGTGATCTGCTACAATAAGGTTATCGGCCAAGATTTGTTTCCAGCCATCAATGACTTCCTGGCGGGAGCCAGAAGCGGTCTCATGGATATGGATATGAAACACGTTGTACTTTTCTGAAGCCTTGCCACAAAGAGAGGCTGCCGAAAAGTTCTCATATTGACCATCACCCATAAGGGTTTTCAAGAAGCGACCGGGAACTTCGGGCAATACCGGTTCATCACCAATCGTGAATAGATAGCCTTTCTTTTTTCGCTTTTCAAAACAATCGGTAGCGGTATGATATGCAGCAAAATACCAGGCAAGCATATAGCTTTCACCGGCATTCCCGCCGCCGCCACCTTCCAGGTAAATATCCGTCAACCATTTATCAAGCAACTCGTCGCCGCTTTCAAATTGACCGACCTGGAGAGGAGAAGTATCACACTCATGGTCTCCTATTCCAAGGAATAAAACCTGCGGGTCCGGCTCCCCCTGTTTGATTATTCTGTCCATAATATCTGGCAATCCCTCCTTGACCAGAAAGTGGGGTATAGACCCCATTGACCCCGTAACATCCAATGCCAACACTATGGCAAGGGATTTCGGGTGTTCTTCAGAATCCCTTGACTCCCGCATCTTGACACCGTGTGGGCTCATTGCGTTATTGATACTTTTTTGGGTAAAAATCTCAGGGGCGGATTTTGTATCATACCCAAGAGAAACTGCCCTCACACCCCTATCAATCGCACTGTATGCTGTATACCCCATTTTACTCACCTCCCGCAAATAGATGTCGGTAACGAGACTTAGCTATTTCGAGCCTTATCTCTTCGTTTCTGATTTTAACTCCCAGGGCGATGTCCTTTGAAACGTAATCAGCCGAATCAAAATCACTTGCCAATATAAGACTGTGGGTATCGTGCGGAGATAGATCCAACATATTTTCCTGTTCCCTATGCATCCGTTTTAAATTTACCCCCAAGTCTTCCATTTGGCGTTTGTACAGCAACTCTGTATCTTCTCCAATTGCTGTTGCCCGGTCGTCTCTGATTTGCTTATTGTTCCTTTTTAAAGAAACAATGAAAGCGCCTTTTGCCTGTTTTGCTTGTTCGTCGATAGTTTCAGTCATTTTCCGTCCTCCTTTTGTCTTTTTGTTTTGGTTTCTATTTCGATCTGTATTACATTCCCAACACGTACATTGTTTTTCAGTAATTTCTACGCTCATGCCGCCCTCACACTAACCACCGGCTTTTCATAAACCCGGACCCCCGGAATAATCCGAATCCCCGCAACCACCATCGGCTTGAAAACCTTGTTAATGACCAGGTGGTGTTCCGAATCTTTAGGTTTCGTTTCCACTGCTATTTTTGCTATCTGTTCTAAATGCTTCCTCTCAACCTTCGACCAGTCCTCAATCTCAAAGGTCCAAACCATCTTGGTACTGGTACTCCCGGCCTCGGACCGCACTGGTTCACGCTTGACCGGTACAACCATTTTCGGCAACTCGACCCTTTCGACCTTCGCGTCGTCTGCCATTCGGTCAAATTCGGCCTGCTTTTTTGTAGTTTCATCGGCTAACCGCTTGGCCTCTTTTCGGCGTTTAAGTATTTCAAGATATTCGTAGTTTCCGATTTTATCGTTTATCTCTTTTTTCACGTTCGTAAGCTGTTTTGTTGACGGCAATACAAGGCCGTGGACCGACGACACAAAAGAGCTTTGGGCGGATATGATTCTTTGTTTTTCGTCAGCCAGCTTTTTGACTAGTTTCGTAACGGTAGCCACCATATTTGTAGCACGCTTGACCGTAATATCATCATTAACCACAAGCCCTCGCGCTTC